AGGAACTGCTTGTCTGTTTTCACAAACTTTGGGATTAGTATAAATACACTATCGGCATTTTCTAAACCTGTTTTACGGAAATTAGAGCCTCGCACCGAATCCCAAAATACACCGGTTAATACGGTCCGCTGCCATTTCTCTATTTTATTTTCAGTGTATTTATTGTAGATTGTACAAGTATCATTAAACATTTACATCACCCCCGATACATTAATCCGGTCATAGCAAGATACATCTCTGCAGCATTGTATAGCTTTTGGTCTAACGTCTTACCGCTTGATGCGTATTGTTTTGACCAACTACCTACGGATTGACTTACAACCTCGCCGCCGTCGCTTTCGTTCCTGTAAAAAACATCTGCAACCGCACAGCAGGCATCTTTAATTTTGTTTTGTATCTTGGCCGGATAATTTTTCTCTGACCGTCCAAAGGTTACATTTTCCACATAGGCAGAAGCTTGCCGGGAAAGACGATTAAAATCTTCCTCCGGCATACTCCCTTTATACACATCCTTATAGTACGTGTAATCCGCATAAGCCATGCGTATCACCTCTCTTATGCATTAGGAATAAGTGTAATATCCTTAGTTACTGCAGATGATGCTACAGTCACAGTCTCAGTTATTGTTCCGTATCCAGTCTTCTTAATCTTAGCGGTATAAGTTCCAGCTCTTAAATTAAATACTGCGGTACCATCAGCAGCCGTCTTTAATCTTGCACCGTTAATATCTACAATCGCACCGGCAATAGCTGTTTCCTCACCATCTTCAACAGTAAAGGTTACTGTTTGTGTAGTTGCGGCAGATGCAGGTTCCAAGTATGCAAATGCGCATCCCGTTCTGTCTTCATCAATTCTTGTTGCTGGATTAGGTAAAGCCCATCCCATACGGAATACGACACGAAGGGCAATCATATCCTGTTGAGCTAAGTTATATACAATAGCCTTAGTGTTCGGGTCTTGAATAACTCCCTGATCAAGTATTTTAACAGTGATATCCTGTCTGATTGCATATACAGCCTGTCCGAAATCTCCAACAATAAGTTGTGCAACCGTATTGTCGAATGCTCCATTCTTAGGGAAGTACATAGGCGCACCGTCAAGAGCATATTGTGTAGGACCCTGCATATCGGATTTAAATATCGGATGTCCGTCAGTCCCTTTGATTCCTCTTAATTTTGCTCTCATTCCCATAGCTGCCATAGCACCGTTTACCATATATCCGTCTTCTTCAACTTTTGCTATTACTCCATTTTCACCCATAATAAGGTCAAAATAGTTTGGAGAACCACCAAGAGCCACATTGTTACCTGCTTGCCTTGCTCTGGTTATAATATCTGCATCCCATCCTGCAGGTCTGTTGATACCAAATATAACAGCTTGGTCTACTCTGTGACCTATAGCTTCAACTACCCTTGGTTGCACCTCCCCTAAGATATCAAAGGATGCATCATCAACAACCGCTTCAGGAATAGGCACGATTACAGCTAATTCCTCTGCAACCAACCATACATTATCCCATGCCTGCTGTGATGTTTGTTTAAATCCTGTGTCGCCATTTACCCAATATGCCATAGGCAGCATATCAAGTACTGGTACCCTTGTTTGTTTGCTTGTCATGTTTGGCAATTTCTTTGCCAACCCCATAAATATAGATTGTTCCGGAGCCTTCTGTTGAATGGTTCCGATTAACTGCTCCTGTATAAGAGCTTCTGCTTGTTCTCTTGTTATTGCCATATTATTTTATCTCCTCTCAATTATTGATTTTCTTTACCGAACAAAGAACGAAACGCTGCGTTAGCTTCTTCCTTCTTGTCGAGTGTTCCTTCTGTGCCTGTTTGTCTCATGCCGGTTTTAACTATGGATTTTTGTTGCACTTCAAAGATATTCGGATTTGATTCCTTGTAGAGCTTAGTAACCTCTTCAATCCCTGCAGGTTTTCCGTCTGTTGTGAAGGCAAATTTTTCAATCCCACCGTGTTTATAGATTAAGTAATCAGGGTCAATAACCCCAGCAGCCTTTAATCCGTCTTTCAAGGCATATTCCTTTTGCAGATTTTCAGCTTTTTTTCTTTCAGTAGCAACATCTGAATCATATTTCGTTTGAAGTTCCTGCAAATCATTTTGTAATTTAACTGGATCCTTGCCATCATACTTTTTAATAGTATCCTGCAAATCTTTAATCGTTTGGTTTGCAGTATTTAATTCTGATTCTTTTGATGTTGCTTTTGCTTTTTCTGATTCAATATCCTTACCGTTTTCAGCCATGATTTTATCAATCACTTCTTTTTCAAGCTTTAATCCTTCTAAAAATTCTCTTTTCATATATCTCCTTACAACTACGCTTTTTTACGAGGTTGCCCCTCCGTTGTCCTGCTGTATTTACGCCTGCAGGTCAGCGAAATGTGCATAAAAAATAAGCATGTTTTACGTCTGTACTTAAAGACGAGATAAAAGGATCACCTCCTGCTACAACCATAGCACTTTTTTCATGATGAACCTCCTCCCTTAAAAATTTGTATTAAAAAGCACCTACTATTTTATTTAGTAAGCGCCTTAAAATTTATCTTCATAGATTTTATCACCATCTTTTAGTTTGTAGGGCTTATTTTCTCTAATGGCTGTTAGGTATATGTCGAGTTCTTCATCAAAAGTATATTTTGAATAAACATCACAACTGTTGTGTATTATTTCAAACGGTGGTCTTTCCCCGAACTTAGCTTCGTAGTCTTTAAAAATCATATCGAATACTTCTTCTTTATATTTTTTATAGTATCCTTCAAATAAGCCATCGTTTAAATTAACATTACTCATTATTTGCTTGCCTCCTTTATAAACTCGATCACCTTACTATAGGATTTAGGAAATACTTCTTTTATAAATTTATCGGCATCCCCTTGCATTGTATATGCAGAAAACATGTGAGCAAATGCCTCTCTACCTAATCCGTCATAATTTTTATTATCAGACCAATACTTTTTATTATGGTGCCATCCCATATTTACATCATCTCCAGTCAGCCCACTTATAATATCGGAGACCCCATTATACCCATGCGGATAGAAAGTATCAGCATAAACATGTAATTTTTTAGCTAAATCCTCTATGTCTTTAGCTCCAAACACTTTTATAGCATCCTTAATTTCGTCTTTTATAGAATTCGATAAACTTAATTCTTTAGACTTATAACTATAAATTTTTACCGGTGCGCTGCGTCCTTTGCTTTTTTTAATATAAGAATCATCGTACCCAAATATTGAGTCGATATGATGCCCATACTCATGAAAAAAGGTTGCATAGTTAGCTTTTCCCTTAGATCTTAATTCGTTGACACTGTCCTCAGCAAGATTAACATAAACCCCGTCTCCTTGTATGTATTCAGATTTTTTACTATGTGTATCAACTGTGACTAAATCATCTTCAACTTTAGACCATAGGTTTTTTACTTCTTCAGGAGCTTTATTTAATATATTTTCAACTGCTTCCTGTTCTTTATCTGTCATACTCCCTTTAATTTTGTCAGTGAGCTTTATTGCACTTGGTTCAGTTGCTTTTATTATATCATCTTTTTGACTATTTGAAACATCAATTTTTATTTTTCCTATCTGCTCTCTATCATACTGCCGCCTTAGTCCTGTTTGATTAATAAAATCTCTTTGTATCCCTTGCCATTGTGATATCTTGGCAGCCGCTTCATCAGTTTGTAGTCCTGCGGCTTCCATAGCTGCATACTCTCTTTTCCACTTCCTAATTCGTTGCTCAATATATCGCTGCTTCTGTGTAGCTTCGTATTCAGTCATCTTTTCGCCGTTATATTCATAGTCTTTGGCATTCATCTGACGAAGTTCTTCATCGGTATATGCGGGTTCAGATAAGCCTTCAAAGAACGGATAAAAATTATGCCTGCAGTTCCAGCCACCTAAACCTGCTCCGGTTCCATATCCTGTTTCTTTCTTAAAATCAGGATATTTAGGATGTGTTCCGGAAAGACTGAATACTTTACCTTGCCATGCAGCATGTGAAGGTCTTGCCCCGGCATGTGCTGATGTTTCCACGAGGTCACTCCCCATTTCCTGAGCTCTTGTTTCTTGCACTTTAAGTGCTGTCTGATTAACTCCAGTAATAACTGCTCTCCTTACTGCGGCTTCAATATAGTTTATGTGTCCGTTAGGATATTGAACCGCTGCAAGACCTTTCCCGGCTAAATCTTTTATTGCATTTCTTATAGCGGTATTATAGTCAAAAGCTCCCGTTGTAATCTGCATATATGCATTATCAAGAATATTTTCAAACTGTTTTGTTGCAGTGTTAGCTGTGGTCCTTGTGAGATTCTCAAATAATCCGTTAGTATTTTTTATTCCTGATTCTAGCGCACTCATAAGAGCCGTTGACTGCTCAATCGGTTTTGGACTTAATCCTGCTTTCTTATAAATCTTATCATCAAACTTTATGGATTCGTAGCCAGCTTCAAACATCATTGTTTCAAGTTCACGCTTAGTTTTACCCGTTAACTTAGATAATCTTTTAAGTATCTCATCGTGCACGTGTCCCATTTCTTTCAGCTTACGGTATTGAAACTCGGCACTTGGAATGAAGTAATCGTATGTCGAAATACGTCTTGCGATATCTGCAATAATATCCATTTCTGCCTGAGAATAAAGACTTACAAGATTATCCGGAAATTTATCTAATTGCTCAGGAGTTAACATTAACTACCACCACCAAATCCCATTAAATCATCATCGGTCTGATTGACTGCAATCATCTTTTTGGCTTCTTCCTCAGATTCGCCATAATGCCTTACTCTGTATTCCCATTTCTGCATTATACCGTCTCGAACTTCCTGTAAATCCCTTTGTTTTTCTGCATTAGTATCCTCAATAATACTGTCATCAAAGTTTACAGTTATTTCAAATTCAGTTGATAGGTTGAGAAGTGAAGCTGTTGCCTTAACCATGTCATATATGGCACTTTCAAGCACAAGTTCATGCTTTTTCAGGTTTTGGAACAAATCTGATTTATCTGAAACAACCTCAGTAGCAGTTTTTACATTACCGTGTTCAAAACTATATCTATCAGAACCCAGTCCACACTTTTTAGCTAACAAAGCCAGCACTTTATTAATTCCTTTTTCATGCGCATCTGCTCTTATTTCCATGTCTATTTCCTGAATCATTTTCTTGTCAGTTGCCTCTACATTCGCGGCATAAAATTCTGTATCATTGTCATCGAACATAGGTTGAACGGTTCCATCCTCTTCCATAAGTACCTGCGCCATCGTCATAGGAACAATTATCCTTTTCTTCCCCAATCTAAACTCGTTGCAATAGCTGTCATAAACTAAATCACAACCCTCTAACTGGTCTATAGCATTAGCATAAACAGATATTCCCATAGGACAATCAAGGTCAACGTTGTTTACGATATTTGGCTTAATAATCTGGAATTTTGCTATATCAGAACCGGTATTAACTTCCTCTGCAACTCCTTCCGGAAGTTTTGTTGCAGTTAAATTGTTACCATTTCTAATAAACATTTTATTCTCAATAATATAATTTCCTTGCTCGTTCAGTCGGTGAATGTTTAGATATATCTTCTTCTGTTTACCTTCCGTTTTTTCAGATGCAAATGCACACTCTTTAATTCTTCCATTGTCCCATGATAAAGGATATATCATGCCAGCGCGAATATAATCAATAATAACCTTATCTCCGTCTGTGTACTCAACAAATGCACCTGTGCCTAAAGCAAAAGCAAGCTCGACAAGCTGATTGCCTCTAACTCGAAAGTCATTATCATCAAGCACTTTCTGCACGGTAGTATTTATATTCTCGTTATCAATTACAATTTCCACTTTTTCATTAAGTGCAAGGTTAGCCCAATCTTCGGAAATCGTCTTAGCCATTCCTAAGCCTTTCCTAGTACGGTTTACTTTTTTCTTGCCGTTATATTGCCTGTAATTGTGGAATGATAAAACTTTGCCTTTGTACCATTTCTGCCACAAATCTATGTATGAATAATATCCATCGTCTATCGCACCATATCCCTGTTGCTTTAAGTATTGTGTTATTGCTCTCAAATTTTCACCTCCTCAATCCTAAGTACATAATTTGGCTTTGTATTGTTTCTGTTGTATATTCCATGCTATCCAGACTATCAATATTAGTTGTCCCATTATCCAGTCTTACATCTTCAGTTTTTTTCTTTGCGTCATACACTGCTTCAGATAAAGCTTGTATTGTATTTTTACAGTGTCTCATAATAAAAAAGCGCCCTTGCGCCATGAGACTGTTGTAAAAGGATATTCTATCATTTACGGAACCCTTTATTGCATTCTTAATCTGTACCCCAAGACCTGTCTTAGCAGCTGCTACAGTTAAACCCTCAATAAGTGTCTGTTCTGCACTGTCGCAATAAACCTCATACACATTGTATTTTGACTTTGCTCTTCTCACAAAATCAACAAAAGCTTTATTCAACTGTTCAGGTGATAATCTGCCATCTTTTACATTGTTGTGATAATATTCATCCAAGATAACAACTTTTTTATATCCTGCTGTAAATCCTGTAAGTGTAAAACTATGCGCTGATTTGCTACCACCAAAGTCAACGCCTATTGTTGCTACCCGTATATTTTCTTTAAGCTCACCAATTATAAAAGCTTCTGAATCATCTACAAACAGGGTATAAATAACACCCTCAGCCGCTACCCATAATCCGAGGATGAACCGTTTAAAAAAGACACCTACAAACATGTTGCGGTATCTCTCTTTTATTTTCTCTGAAAGACTTAAATTATCATCCATTGTGAAATGGAGATAAATAAGCTGCTTCTCTATTGCTTTATCAATCCAATTAACCTTAAACCAATGAAACGGATTATCCGGATTGCAGTTAAACCAAAACTTACTGCCATCTACAGAGCATCTACCCACTGCCATATTAACAAATGATTCAGGCATCAATGCAACTTCATCAAAGAATACCCCGGCTAATGTGATACCTTGTATAAGGTCCTGTGACCGTTCATCTTTACCACCGAAAATATAAAAATAGTTAGTAACATCACCTCTACTAACTATAACTAAATTATCTGCTCTATGGTCCTTAACTTTGTATCCTCGGGACCGGAGCATAAGCTTCAGCCAGAACAAAACATTACGTCTGAATGAACCTATTGTCTTGCCGCACATACCGAAATTTTGATATGTAAATGTCTCCATTGCCCATATAACAAAAGATAATGACATTGATAAAGTTTTACCGGAACGGATTGCACCATCTGCTATTATACCGTCTTTGTCCTTTACCGGAGAATTTGGAAGCCACCAAGTAAGAACTTTAAGCTGTTTTGTTGAAAAGGGTTTAAACTTGAATATAGCCTGTTTTATTCTTCCTGCCATATCTCATCAACCTTTCCGGAAAGCGCATCTATGAAGCCGTCATTTTCAGTAGATTCAGTTTCATCATTTAACTGTGCTTTTAGTTTATCAAGCTCTATTTTCTTATTATCATATTCAACTTTATGTTTGTCCATAGGGTTCATGGAGAAATAATTTGATAACCATTCAAGAGCTTTCATTTTATCGGCAAGCTTTATTTATGCACCGTCACGCCCTTGCTTAACTTCACTTATAATTGTTCCGTCAATCTCTGTAGATTCCTTAAACCGTACAGTATTAACGATTTTAGTTATCTCGATTTGCTCTCCTGTATCTTCATCCTTGATTGATATAGGACCAAATGGACCCATTACAGGAACTTTCTCTTGACCGAATTTTACATAGTCGGTTATATCGGCAAAAGCTATACTCATGTATTTTTCTACAACATCATTCTCTGATATCATGATTGAAGCAGCTTTAAATTCCTTCAAACGCATAATTTCATCTCTAATACGAGGAATAACAAGGAGTTTATATCCCTCAGCGTTAGCTACAGCGTAACTACTCTCGTATGCTTTAAGATAACTCTGCGTAGCATTAAAGCTCTTACTATAATACAAACAAAAAAGCCGTTGCTTATCCGTTAAGTCAGGATTCTCTAATACCTGCTTAACCTCTTTAGCTACAGCTTTGTTTTTAACTTTATTTTTCTTTGTTGTACAACTTTCATTTGATTGTTGTACAACATTTAACCATTTATCTCTGCTCTTCCAAACTGCTATAACTTTTTCATCTTCATCAAGCAGTTTAGCAATTTGCCGATTCTCAATTTTTCCGTTATGCTGTTTAAATATCTCAAAGGCTTTATCTCTGTTTGGACTTCTTGCTCTCGGCATCACCTCACCGCCTTATATATCATTTTAATATCCCCACCCCAAACCCTATGCAGTCTAATTTATATCTGCATCGTCACAAAATAATTATCGAAAATATAAATAATAAAAATACTGTAAATATGAACATTGTAATATTGTATAAAATCTCTATCATATTCTCACCTACTTAAACTTGCTCCCACTGATATCATTGTATTAAAAAAGAACCCTGTTAGGAGTTCTTTAATTAATTAAGTTTAACAATGTTTTGTAATTTCTATTAAATATGTTGAATATATTTTAAGTACTCCATTTTTGAAAATCATATTAAATGATTCAGGGTAGTAAACATCTAATAATTTATTCTTATTCCTCTCTTCTCTTGCGACACCCATATCCTCCCAAAATATAGATACTCTTCTAGCTGAATTGTCTTTAGAAACATTTACCCTAATATTTTTAAATTCTAATAGCTTATCAGAATCAATAAAACGAACTATAACATCAGCTACAACAATATCACTTTTATAATGATTAATAAATTGTTCAAGTGCAGTAATTGATTTATCAGCTGTCCATAATTCTAATTTTTTTCTCATTATTAATCCTCCTATTATTAAACCGAGTTATTCTTGAAATAATTATAACAGAAAATAAGTCATATGTATACAAAAACACCGCTGGGGGAAGCAGTGTCTTTGAAAAATATTACATAGGAGGAAGTATAGTTTCTATATTCCACGATACCATAATATCACATTCTTATAGGACATTGTAGGACATCTTTTTCAAAACTTTGTAAAGCCTTTCCGTGTAACCTCGTAGTATGACGATAAGTATAATTCATCGTAACTGCTATTTCTTCAAAAGATTTTAGATTGATATACCTTAACATCAAAACCGTACGCTGATCAGGATTGTCAATTTTTCCTATTGCGGCTAATATATTTATTTTGAGGTCTATCAACTCATCAATTTTTTTATTTACAAGATTCTTATAATCAAC